CTACCAGCTGACAAAGCAGATAAACTATGGAAAAATGAGATTAATATTAATGATATCCAGAAACTTATTCTAAACGGTCAAGTCATTTGGACAAGATATAAGGCAGACATGGAATAGTAACCCTAGAATAGTCATGATTTTTCGTGATTATTCTATTTTTTTTGAAAAAATTTGGCAAAAATGTCCTAAAAAAGTGTATATATTACACATAACTTTGCAAAGTATATAGAAGGAGGGTTTGCTTACTTCCAATAATGTAAGCGTTTCCAATAATAATTAAAGTGCCTCACGAGAGAGTGTGAGAGCGAGAAAGAGGTAAATTTTATGTCAGTAGAAACATTAAATAAAGCAGATTTTGTAGCTAAGTTAGCTCAAGATAACCAAATTACAAAGAAAGTTGCAGCAGAAGCATTAGAAATCGTTATTTCTGGTGTTAAAGATGTTTTAGCGGAAAACAAGACATTACGCTTAACAGGTTTTGCAACTTTTGAAACAGTATACCAAGAAGAACATGAACGTAAGTTAGGCTTCACAGGTGAAACTGTTACAGTACCAGCTGGTTATCGTCATAAAGTTAAGTTAGCTGAAAAGTTGAAGAAATAAGAATACTTGAAAATACTCCTTTATCTTATGGCTACAACATAGCATGAGATAAGAAAACCAACGTGAGAGCTGTGAGAGGGTTTAGGGTTCAAATCATAGCCATATTTAATATATCGCAGTCCTTCTGCGATTTCATGAGCATAGACCAGTAGTTGAAGACACCTCCTTTTAAATAAAAACAGCTTAGCAATTAACTGGATTCTATGTTTTTGAAATCGTAGAAGAAAGGAGAAGAGAATATTTGAAAGAAATTATTCAGCTCCGTTGCGACATTAAGAAAATTATGAATAAAATATCAGTTTTAGCAAATAAGGCTGACTTAGATATTCATGATATGGCAGACCTAGAACGTTACGCAAAAACTTTGAATAACCTAGTAAATGCACTACATACATTAGAATTGAGAGAGAGTGATAGCTATGGCGAATAGAGAAGGTATATGCGTATTCTGCCACAATAAAAAGAGTTTGATTGATAGCAACAATACTCTTTTATCTGAAAATGGTTTCGGAGTTTGTCGAAGTTGTTCAAATCGAAATGTTGAACTAGAAAACAAACAATCATTTATTGATATGTGTCTTCTACTCAACATGCCTTTCTTGATTGACAAATACGAAAATACGGTAGAAAGCGGAAAGAAAAATGTAGCATGGTCTACTTACAAATCACGCATTAGCAAGGTTTGGACGGATGGCTTTGCTAGTTCCATTTTTGAATACGAAGACCAAGATAAACAAGAAGGATTCGTAATAACTGATGAAATGAAAGCTCGTTGGGGTACGGGCTATGAAACTAGCGAAATTGAAGTTTTGGAATTGTCACTACGAAACCTTTATGCAATTAAAGAACCAGCAACCAAGTTTGAGGTTGAAAAATACATCTCCAATGTCAAGTTAAAGATTGCTTTAGATAGAGCGTTTGAAGAAAATGATGTGAAGGCTATCCCAGCGTTACGTAAAGCGTACGAAGATGATTGTAAGACATTGGGACTAGAGGCAGTATTAAATACCAAAGAAGATAAGATTGAAAGCGTGGGCGAAAGCATTAGACACTGGGAAGCAACAAAGCCTGTTCCTACTCGTAAAGAGTATGAAGACGTAGATGGATATGCCGAATACTTAACTAAGTGGTATATCACCCCACTCAAACGCAACTTCGGTATGGCAAGCGAAGAAGAGGTGAATGAATTGTATGCAGGGACAGAGTAGTTATCTCCAAAAGAAAGCCGAAAATTTCGCTGAATGGATAGGTTTTTACAGACAAAACCCACATCGTTTCATGGAAGACTATTTTGGTACTCATCTGCATCCATTTCAACGTTTCTTATTCTATATGATGAATAAGGACGATAAATTTATGTATATCGCAGCACGTGGTCGATTTGGTCGTCTAGTCAAGTAATTGGTTAGATTATTAGTGCGAAATTAAGCTGGAAACCTAAGTCGAAAGATATGGTAATCAGAACCGAAGGCTAGTTTTAAAAGACTAGACAGGGGCAGAGCATAGCAACTGAAACTCACTGAGAATATAATGTTGCCACGAGGTCGCACCACCCTAGCAAGTCAAGTTGTGGGTGAAAAGATATGCCATTCCTAGTCGAAAGATTAGGGCTGAGAGATAAAAAACTCTCAAGCTCATATGAGTAAATAGCAAGGTGAATTGATTTGCCTAGTTTAGTAGAAATATTAAACCGTAATCGCAATAGAAAACTGGAAGCCTAAGTCATTTGATAAGGTAATCAGAGTGGAAGGTTAAAGGTAATATGTTAACCACACGCAGAGCATAGTGGCTGAAACTTGTAAAAGAATATAATGCCACCAAGAGATTGCGACATCTAAACAAGTTAAGTTGTAGATGAAAAGATATGCCGAACTTATAGGAAACTATAAGAAATAAGAGATAAAAAGCTCTTATGGTAACAAACTGAAATCGTTCTTGATTGCGTGGTATTGCATTGTTCGCTGTGTTTTATATCCAGGAACGAACATTGCACTTGCCGCTGGTACAAAAGGACAGGCTGCAAAAATAATATCTGAAAAGATTGACAAATTCTATGATGAAAATGCAGCGTTGCGATTTGAAATAGGGAATAGACGAGATAATATCAAAACAAGTTATAACGAAGCATACGTTAAGTTTAAAAACGGTTCTAAGATACAAGCTGTAACTTCTAACGATAATTCACGTGGTATTCGTGCCAATATCTTAATTGTTGATGAGTTCCGTATGGTTAACAAAACAGTATTAGACAAGGTTTTAAAGCCATTCTTGAACGTAGTTAGACAACCAAGATATTTAACTTTGCCAGAATACAAAGATTATCCAAAAGAAGAAAACAAGCAGATTTATATTTCATCTGCATGGTGGAAATCACATTGGTCTTGGGACGAATTTCAAGCATATTTAAAGAAAATGCTTAAAGGCGACAAATATTTCGTAGCAGATTTGCCATATCAGTTATCAATACATCATGGTTTGTTAACAAAACAGATTGTTAATGATGAAAGAACCAGTGATAGTTTCGACCAAAATGGTTTTGATATGGAATATGAGGCTATATTTGTTGGTGAAAATGACAAGGCTTACTTCAAATTAGACAAGTTAAATAAGATTAGAACATTAAATAAGGCTTTTATTCCACCTACAAGTCGAGAATATTTAGAGAATAAGAACTTATCACAACCTAAAAAGTTGTCAAATATGCCTAAACGTAGGGATATTGATGAAATAAGAATTATCTCACTAGATATTGCTCTTATGGGTGGTAATAAAAACGTTAAAAATGATACTTCCGCATTTACATGTTTCAGATTAATAAGAGATGGTGATAGCTATCGTAGAGAGGTTGTTTACCTTGAAAGTATTAACGATAGTATCTCCAGTCAGAATTTAGCTATTAGATTGAAACAACTATATAACGACTTCCAAGCCGATTATGTAGTAATGGACGCAAACGGAAATGGTTTAGGTGTTTTTGACGCATGTGCAACAGTTCTACACGACCAAGAACGTGATGAAGATTATCCAGCTTGGGCAAGTATGAACGATGAAGCAACTAATGAACGTACAAAAACACATGGTTTACCTATTGTATATACGGTTAAGGCTTCCGCAGCATTTAACAATGAAATTGCTCAATCACTAAATTCAGCTATTGAAAGTGGGAAATTGAGATTACCAATTAACCACATTGAAAAGCGTGAAGATTTAGTTAACTCTGGTGGTTTCTTAAAGAAGTCAGTAGAGGAGCAACAAAAAGAATTGTATTCATTTAACCAAGCAACAGCTCTAGTTAATGAGTTGGTTAACCTAGAATACGAGGTGCGTGAAGGTAAAATCCGTATCAAAGAAGTAGGTACAACAACAAAAGATAGATATAGTTCTATCGCATACGGTAACTTCTATGCTAATGAGTTGGAAAAAGATTTGAGAGCAGAAGAAGCTAGTCGTAATTTATTGGATTTTATATTTGTATAAGGTAGGTGAAGATGTGAGAGGACAAAGAAAAAAGCCAAGACGTAATTTTAGAGCTAACCAAGCAAAACGTGAAGAATTTGCAAATATTGTAGCTGACCCTAAAGCTGGGTTAAAACCTACAACCACTGGAGCTACTGAAAAGAGTAACGTTGCTACTTATCTGCAACGACCATATGATAATGCACCACAGATAGCTGCGACTATCCGAGATAGTGTTAATAAGTATGGTGTTTTGGCTAAAGTAATTGATTACTATCAATCATTACCCACATACAATTTCGCAATTAAACCTATCTTAGGTAATAAAGTCTATGACATAGACACAGTGAACATGCGTAATGATTATATAGATATTGCATACGCATTAGAACAATACAATATCAAGTATTACGCACCAATATTCTTTAGGGACACACTTATAGAAGGAGTTACTTTCTACTACAAAATAGAAGACTCAGACGGAATATCATTTATGAAGTTTCCTATTGAATGGTGCAAAATTCGTGGTATTGAAAATGGTGTTTATCGCTTTATGATAGACGTCACAAAATTCAAACAAGACTTTTTAACAACATTACCAGAAGAATTGCAAACAGCTTATGAGCAATATCAAAATGGTAATGCAACTGATGAAAACTCTTGGTACAACAACAGATATTACTTTGTATCAGAAAAAGGTGTGGCATTTACATTTGACTCTAGTGCATTAGATTATGGTGGCTTAGCAGTTTCACCGTTTGCTGGTGTATTGCTAGATATTATGTCTGTGGCACAAGCTAAAAACAACGTCGATATTAAAGATGGTATTGACACCACTCGTATTTTACATTCTAAAATTCCAGTCGATAATGACGGTCGTATTCTTATGACAGCTAAGGAAGCTAAAGTTTACGACAGTGCAATTCGTTCAAGACTTCCAAAGGGTGTAGTCAATGTTACAACCCCTACTAAATTGGAAAACGTTCCTTTAACCAATTCTGGTAATACAAATGCTCTTGATACAGTTAAAAAATCAACCGAGCAACTATTCTTTGATGTTGGTACACCAGCCCCATTATTCGGTGGCGATACAACAAGTGCCAACATTGTCAAAACTTCCATTCAAAAAGACGCAAATTGGGTTTATACAAACCTATTCCCATTATTAGAGAACTATTACAACAGTGAAATAGCACAAGTTAAGACAAAAGGTAAGGTTAAGTGGGCTATTAAGTTCGTAAGACAAACAACTTTCACCTTAAAAGATGATGTGGCATTACAAAAAGACCAGTTGTCTTATGGTGGTTCACGCTTGAATTACCTTGCTGCTAATGGTTTCTCACCTTCTGAAATAGTTTCCCAATTAAGTTTTGAACAACAAGCACTAGGTATTGACGATTTGATGATTGTAAAACCAACATCTAACACAATCTCGGCTAATGAAGTGAGTGAGCAGGGTCGAGGTAGACCAGAAACGGATAATCCGACTGATGATACTGATAGGTTAGATGGCGAGAAATGATAGTGGAGAAAAGGAAAGTTAGAAATGATTAGATTAAAAAACATTAACCTTCCCACTCACTTTGAAATTGGTGAGGTTGAGCCCGATACCAGATTTCAAAAGGTTAAAATCTATATCGCTCATACAGGGGAGAACCTTAATAATTCAGTCTTTTCAAAAGAAGTATTAGAAAAGATGAGCCCTACTCTAGCTCATGTTCCTATCTTAGGTGTTATCGGCAAAAACGGTAATGATGAAGATGATTTTAGAGGACATGGCAAAGAGATTACATGGAACGGTCATGACATAGAAATCAATTTTAAGACCAATGCTTATGGTTTTATCGGCGAAGACCACAATGCTCACTTTGAAGTAACGGGTGGCAAGGAATGGTTGGTAGCAGATGGTTATCTATGGACTAGATTTGATGAAGTTATGGAATTGTTTGAAAACTCAAATGGTTCTAAAGGTCAATCTATGGAAATTATTGACACTGACGGATATATAGACAATCAAGGACGTGTAGTTTTTGAAGATGGCAAGTTTGCTGGTTTATGTATCTTGGGTGATGATGTTCCACCAGCTATGACAGGTTCAACAATCTCAACAGAGTTTGAAAGAAATAAAATTAAAGAAACAATCAAAACCATGATGGCTGAATTTGCAGCCCAGAAAGGAGAAATGGTCTTGGCTGAAAGCAACAAGAAGGAAAACAACGAAGAAGTTGTTGAAGACACAGAAAAGCACGAAGAAAAAACAGCTGAAAAAGAAACAGTTGAAAAAGAACCAGCAAAGGCTGATGTTGGTGGCAAGTCTGAACTAGAACCCAAAGATGATGGCGAAGAAAAAGATAGTCATGACTCTGGTACAGACGACCACGCAGAAATGTCCACAGAAGAACCTAAATCAGATGACGATAAAGATGAAAAAGAAGACGTTACTGATGAAGATGATGAGGATTTTTCATGTGGTGGTTCAAAGAGTAAGAAAAAGAAAGACTTTGCAGATGATGAAAAAGACCCAGAAGACACAGAAGATGAGGGTAGCGAAGATGATGAAAAAGAAAAAGGCAAGTCAGAATTTGAATTATCTCTTAGAAATAAAATTGGTGCTGTTGAAAGTGCTGTGGACGCTGCAACAGATTATTGTGCGTCTGTAGTTGATGTATTTGATACACACGCAATCATTCGTTCATGGGGCGAAGATGACAAATACTACGACTATAACTACTCATTGAATGCTGATGGTTCAGTTAAATTGGGTGAATACACAGAAGTAGTTCCAACTTATTTAACACTTGAAGAAGTGGCAAAAGTAGAAGCTCAACGTCAAGAAGTAGCAGCATTGCAAGCACGCTTGGCAGAACTTGAACAATATCAAGCTGACAATGAAAAAGATAAAAAACAAAAAGAATTGGATAAATCCAAATCATTGATGAGCAAGGAAGCATACGAAAGTATTCAAAATAACTTCTCTGCTATGTCATTTGAAGACGTGCAAAAGGAAATTGCTCTTACTCTTTACAAGTCTGGAGCAAACTTTAGTGCAAATACAGAAAACAACAAAAAGGTAGCAGTACAAGCCCATAACTTTAGTGAAGATTTTGGTTACGGTGCTGCAAACGCTTTATTCCATAATTAGAAAGGACAGAGTATTAAATATGGCACAAGTATTTTTAGATAGAGTAGCTGCAACAGCTCACGTAGAATCTATCGCAATCAAAGAAGAAGTTAAGCCAGGACAATTCTTCAAATTAGGTGTGTTAGACGCTGATGGAGAACGCCGCTTGGTAGAAAAAGCAACAGGAAATGCAGACGCAAATGTATTCTTAGCACCAGAAGTAATTAGCTATGGTGACCCACACTTTGACGTAGCAAACGTTACATTGAAAGACGGAGATACAGGACGTGCATACCACAAAGATGAAGGTACAATCATTTCTGTAACAGCAGACCTAGCTAAAGGTGTATCAGTTGGCGACCATGTTGACGTTGGTGACGCTGGTTTAGGTTTCAAGAAAGCTTCATCTGGTAACGGTGTTGGTTTAGTAATCGGCAAAGAAAATCATGGTGTAGATGGCGAAGTATTCGTTATCGCATTTGGTTAATGAAAGGTAGGAATTAGATTATATGGCAATCGAAATGAAAGATTTAGCAAAATTAGCTAAAGACGCTTATCATAATCGCAACCTTGAATTTAACAACGTTTCTGCTTCTGACGCAATGCGTAACGCTGTTAAAGACGCTTTGGGTGGCGAATTTACATCAGTATCTTGGGGAAAGAACAAATGGGAAGTATTTAGTATCTTACAAACAGCTTTAGATGTTGTTATCCCAGAACGTTTGAAGAACCAATTAGACGGTTTCGCAGACTACCGTACAGCTAACTTGGGCGACAAACCATTGTTCACATACAATGACCCTAAAGCAGTTCGTGTAGGACGTATCGCTGGTGGTGCAAACGACATGCGTAGACAAACAATTACAGGTCGTTCATTCACAATCGAAACAGAATGGTATGGAGCAGCTGTATATGCTGAATTTGAACAATTCATGGCTGGAGATATTGATTGGACAGACCTTGTAAATCGTGTCGCTGACGGTTTCGTATCATTTATCGAAGAACGTATTGCAGAAGGTTTGGAACAATCATACACACTATTAGGTGCAAACGACAAAATTGAAGGTAGCTTAACACTTGATGGTCTTGTTAAGTTAGCACAACGTATCAAGATTAAGTCTGGTGGTAAAGAAGTTGCTATCTATGGTACAGCTGCTGCATTAGCTAAAATCGCTGCTTTAGACAATGTTCAATTATACAGTGGCGACATGAAGAACGAACTTAACCAAAAAGGTTACTTAGGAATGGTTCGTGGCTTGAAATTAATTGAAATTCCACAAGCATTTAAGACAAACTCAGATGAATTTGCTATTGGTGATGACAAAGTTATTGTATTACCAGCTGGCGAAAAGATTGTTGGTGTTGTTACAGAAGGTACAACAGAAGTGTACGAAGCAGACCAAACATCTAACACATCTATGCAATTAGGATTTGCAACACGTAGAAAACTCGGTGTTGGAGTATTGCAAATGCGTGTTTACGGTATGGCTAAATTAGCTTAATTATTGTAAGCGATTACATGGTAAAGGTTCGACTCCTTTATCATGTTTAGAGATTTTGGCAAAACTAAGAGATAGGAGAGTGAGCTGTTTTGGCTAGAAATCATGAAAGAAAAAAGAGAGTAAGAAAACAAATTCCAGCAGACGTAGAAGTCACTGTGGCAAATAACACAGATGGAATGTTTGAATATCAATCACCTAACAAGGTTTTAACCTTGAGCATGGAAAAATATGGTGATGAAGAATTTGTAAATTTTGAAGATTTACGTCAGTTAAAGAGGTATTTAGAAGACTTTTCATTAGTCATTGTGGACGTAAATTCTGATGAATATTCAGTTATTGATATTGCACGTAGTTTACGTGTGAACCGTAGTTATGAAGAATATTTTAAGTCTATTCTTGGACTTTCAGATGAAGAAATGGAAGAAGAATATGACATTGACCTAGAAGAACTTGACGACTTTATCAAAGATAGCACTTTGGAAGAATACAAGGTGCAATTAGAAGGTCGTATCAAGAAAACTATCATTGAACGTTCTGTTGCATTATATCGTGAAGGTGAATTAAACGATTATAGTAAGCTACAAGCATTGAAAGCAACAAGACCAGTAGATGAACGAGAAACATTTCGGGACTATGTTAAAGGCTAATCTTCCATTGGAAAGGAAGTGT